ATCTGAGGCTCTCCTGAAATTTTTGTGGAAAAATTACCAAACATGATATTTTCAAGAGTTTTAGGAATGGGATCATTGGCATTATTTTCCATTCTGTCAATGTACTGATCCAATTCCATTTTGAGTTGTCCCACTTCCAAGGGCTTTTCCTTTCTATTCTTCAGAGTTGACACAAGAGTGTGCTGGTTGGTTAAATACAATTTGGTATAAGCACACAAGAAGGGGATGAATCTCTCATAGGTCCAATTTCTTATAACAAACCCCTCTTTTTCATTAAAGAAATGCTCGTCCCAATTTATCTTGACTGCATTATTTTCTTTGCTGTCCATTACTGTGAAAAGTAACCCTTGCTGAGGATTTTGGCTATTCTTTGGAACCATAGGATCTCTTGTCACCTTGACCAAAATATCACGCCTTCTGTGGAATGCTTCTTTGCATCTGACATTGGATTGATCATCCAAGTAGGGAGTGTTTGTGGTACTGAAAATGAAGTCTGAAGTGAACATTCTTCCTTTCTCCTCCACTGACGCCATGTTCAAGGACATTGGTTGGTTTGATTTCAATCCAATTAATTCGCCAACATCTGTCCTATCACCTGATCCAATTAGAGCACCCAGATCATCCATTATAACAGCACTCTGATTGTAATACCTGCTCCAATATTGATCTGCTGAGGAGCGTGAGTACTCTCTGTCGATTTTAGGGTAGTCTAGACAATCCAACACATCATTCATAGCCTTATATAAGATTGCAGACTTTCCAACTCCTGGATCCCCATAGAAGCAAACATGGATGGGATCCACTCTAAACTCTCCCAGGCCTTTAGAGGTGTGACTTTCATTCAGAAGATCTGTAGCTTTTTTTATTCCCAAATTGACAATGCTTGTGAAACTTGATGGGAATGCTTTTGTCATCATTACCCTCTTTAAGGTTTGGGCTTTATCAAAAAGATGGCGCACTTGGTCTCTATGTTCCACTGAATTGACATCTTTGTATTTGTTTTCTTCTAATGACATCTCATCTAATTCAGCGACCCATTCTGTGACATTAAAACCAGCAAGTTGGACCATCAATACCTCCTCTTCTTTAGGAATTCCTCTCAAGTTAACTATCCAGCTCATGATTTTCTCAGAAAAACTGGTAGCCAG